GTCAGCAGCGGCGAAATCTTCCTGTGCTTTTTGTTCAACATCATACAATCGCATTTTAGACCTATCAACTCCAACAATAAATTTTCTATTAACTGTTGGGTCATTGTATCTGTTCTTTAGTTGTTTAATTAATATTTGATTCTTCTGCTCTAAATCTTCTGATGAGATTAATGCAAACATAAAATCTGCTGTTGCAGGCAAACCAAAACTTTCTGCTGTATCTTCCATTCCAACATCACTACTCACAAAACCACCCCTTGTAGTTTGTGTTGCAGAAAATACTGGAATATTATATTCAACTGCAAGTCCTCTTAATTCTTCTGCAATTGCTTTAATGTATGTGTATGAATTAACATTTGCACCTGCTTTAAATCGAGCAGAAGCAGCGATATTTAAATAATCTACAAACAGAATATCTGGTTTAAATGATTTCTTTAATGCTAATTCATTCAGTAAATTTTTAAAGTGTCCTGTATGTGCTGATGCTGTGGGATATTCTTTAATGATTAACTTACCTGTTGTCTTACTTTGTAACTTATTAATTTTTGTTTCATACATTTGATATGGCAATTCTTCCAAATCACTCATACCTACATTTAAAAGATTGGCGTCTATTCTTTCAGCAATTCTTTCTTCTGCCATTTCTAAAGTTATATATAATACATTCTTGCCTTGCAGTAATATAGATGAAGCAAGGTGTGTCATAAACATTGTCTTACCAACACCAGTACCTGCCAAACATATGTTCAAAGTTTTGGAGGGAATCCCACCTCTGGTTATCTTATTGAAAAAATCTAAATCTAATTCTAATCGCTCTTCTTTTCTTTTATAAAAATCATATCGTTCTTTTGTTTCTGCTAAATAATCGTGACCAATCTTCTGGTCAAAGGAAACTGACAATGCTTGAGATAACATTTCTGGAAGATACTCTGGAGTATGTTCTCTATCTTTACCATCAAGTATTTGAATGCCACCAAGTATTGCATTATGTATTGCTCTATCTTTACAAAACTTTTCTGTTGTTTCTACTAACCATTTCTGGTCAATCTGTTCCTTATTTAATGTACCTAAAATATCTGTAATAGTTTTATATTCAGTTTCATTAACATCTTTTCTATTGTTTAACTCAATGGACAATGCTTCTTTTGTTGGAAGATTATTATACTTGGTAATAAAATGATATATTTCCCTGAATAAAATCTTATCGAATCTCTCTACAAAATATTCCTCTTTTAAAAAAGGCAATACTTTTCTAGCATACTCATCATTATGGATAAGATTTTTAAGTGTTGTTCGTTCTATTCTTTCCATCTTCTTTCAATTTTTCATCCAATAACACTACTAATACATCACCAATATGATTAATAAATTCTTGGCTATCTGTATCTGCTTCAATATGATTTTCCATAACTGTATAATCAAACTTCATTGGTAAGGTTCCATCAGGTTGTTTTTCTGACTCTGGTGCAAATGCAACATTACCATATTTGTATGTAATGCTTGCATAAGGACCACTAATCAATTTAAGTGCTGTAAAATCCTCTCCTGGCTTTTCGACATAGACAAAATCTTCTCGGTGCTTAGGACTGGTCGTCTTGTGTTTCTTGGGGTATTTCAATTACATCTCCGTATTTAAATTCTTTTTTACAAGCAACTTCATCTATTTGTTTCAAGATATCTTTTGTAAAATATTTCACTGGATCATTATTAATGGTCTTGCCAAATGCTTTTGAACCATCGGGCAATTCTATTCTAGTGGATACTTGTTTAAATATATTATACTTTAAAGCTAAATCTAATAGACCGTAGTATCTATCTAAACCTTTATCATAAGTTAAACGAACATCCACCAATGCATTTTCTCTTGTTAATCTGGATTTGTAATTCTTGCAATGGATAATGTTGCCAATGATTTCTGTTCCGTCTTTTTCTTTTCGTCTGGACAAATAGATAATGGAACTAGCCGCATATTTGAGACCAGAACCACCACCCATTTCTTTTTTAGGGAACATACTACCAACAACATCATAAGTGTGGTTAGTTATTATAAGGGGAACTTTTGCTTTTCCTAATTTCAATGTTAAAACTCTAAACGTGGCCTTGACAATCTGGGCTCTTGTCATGTCTCTGGTTTCTTTACCAGCTTCTGTATCTTCTATTTCTTTAGTCGTAGATAACATTCCTAAACTGTCCAAACATAACAATAATGGTTTCTGTTCTTCATCATCTTCATATGCACCAAGCACTGCTAAAGATTGATGTCGAAACTCCTGCACTGTAGTCACAGGTAGTATCACCATACGAGAAGAATCTATACCACGTTCCTCAATCATATCTTTGGTAATAGCCGACTCACTCTCAAAGAATACTACACTACCATCAGGGTTATCTTCCAGAAAAGTTTTACATACACCTAAGACAAAGAACGTCTTTCCTGTTGCCGATTCACCAGCGATGGCAGTAATCTTATTCTGAGGTAGCCCACCATAAAGGCTACCGGAACAAAGAGCATTAAAAATAAAGCTCCCAGTATCGACATAGCCAGACACATCAGCAGTAGCAAGACCGTCACTAACAATTGTACCATATTCATTTCCTGTTTCTTTAATTACATTCTTCAAGAAGTTTGACATCTTCCATTTCTCCTTCACTCCAACTCATAGTATACCATTCAATCCCTCTCTCCTTAAGCATCTTTTTTACTAGATCCTTTTGGGAGAGAGGAATATTCATTGTTTTATACTTCTTATTTTCATATACAGCTAACAACAATTAGTTTTTTCCTTTATCTGTAAAGTGTCTCTTGTATATGCCCTGTTCGACCATACGCTCTTCATACAATTCTATCTTTCGGACAATACGCCGATCAATCCAATGTGCTAAAAGAACTATACATATAAGGCCAATAAAAATTCCACCTAACAATAATGTTTCTCCACTCATGCTCCGTGCCTCACTAGATTCTGTTCAAACTCATGCAGACGACGCCATATTGAACGCAGTTCTGTAATCGTTGTCCAGTTGTGTAAGAATAATGCAAAGCCTCCATGCACTCTACTAAATGCATTACTGACCTGCACCATCACACCAAGTGTAATCATACCAGTAAACAATCCAGGACCCATTACGAGGTAAGGTGCAATAATCATAAACTGGTCATAGAACACTACCCAACAATCAAAATATCCGTAGTGCAAATACAATCTATGATAATTATATCTAATACCTGTGAACAGTTCACCTAATGTTTCAGGCTGTGCAAAGTTGATCTTGTCATCTTCACCGAGCACCAAATCTTTTCGGAACGCAGCTTCTACTCTCTGGTTATTATACTCCAGATGTGGTAGTTTCCAACCAACAAACCAACTGATTGCCATACCACCTAAAGATACTAACAGAGTTGCCCATACTAATGAGCCTTCTATATCTCTAATGATAGGTATGTCTACCTTGTCACTGAACCCCCACAAGATTGGAATGAACGCAATCAATGTCATCACTGCTCGTACTACTTGCAGTCCTAGTGACTCAATGATTCTAGCCCATCTGTTACAATCTTCTTGTATACGTTGTGATGCACCTTCTATCTCACCATCAACTGCACGCCATCTCGGAATGTAACTGAATGTGATAGCTTGACGCCAACGTAGTCCATATATTCTTGCAAACCATCCTGTAAAAATAGCAAGAGCTATATACGGGAATGCAATCTCTGTAAAAGATACCGTAGCAACTTCACTATCAAAGCCACTCATTGTATACTTCAACGAAATCAATTGAGAATACAATAGACCAATACCTTCTTGAGGCTTGTCTACATAATCTCCTGCATTTTGCAGCAGGTCATAAAATACTCCATACCACGCATTGATGGCTACTGTCATCTGAACTTGTAACCACAACGATCCTATAAGTGCAATAAGACCGCCCCACGCCCACAGAGCCCACTCCTTATTCCACCAAAATGATTTTAACATAATCTATTCTCCTTCTACTATTTATCCAAACAAATGCTCAAGCGTTGTTTGGGTCCCATAGCTTCTATCTACTTGCCATCCAATCTGATCTACAATAAATGTTAAAGGGTCAACAAAACTCTTATCAAACATTATATCATAGTTTATGAAATTAATCAAGTCAAATTCCCCAGGTAATCGTGTCATAAATGAAATAACATTTGTCTGATATGGATTAGGAGTCCTCACTTCAATAAATTTTATCTTGTCACCCTCTTGTATAAGAGGATACTTATTTGTTAATTTTTGTTTCTTCAATATGAAATTATATACAAGTGCTCCTTTGACATGCATTGGAGTTCCTTTCTTAAATATTGAAGATGAGTCCGAATAATTACGCAAATTATTACACGATCTTGGATAAGCTATATCTTCAGGCTTGAGTTCCATAAAGTCTTTACGAAAATCTTGTATAAATTCATTAAGAGTTTTTTCATCCCCACCAATAATAACTCGTAGTGCC